CGCCTGCACCTTTGACAGAAGCGGTCAACTGCGTGAACTGCCGCGTCAAAATATCCTGCGGAATCGCAAGACTTCTGCTTGTCTGATCAATGAACCCAAGAGCGCGTTGATATTCACTTGCGTTCTTCGTAACAAGCCTCAACGCTTGCTGCTGCCTTGATAAATCAGCGGCATAAGTTGAAGCTCCACCAAGTGCCTGTCGAGCGCCGCCAACCTGCGCACCAATACCACCGCCAACAATCGCTCCAGGGACGCCGCCAACAATGCCGCCAATCAACGCGCCAGCGCCACCCTCGAAGCCGCCAAAGACGCCTGCACCCGCGACTGTGCCCGCAATCTGCGCAGCCTTACCAATGCCGCCACGGCCGCCTCTACCTCCAATCTGCTTGCCCTGAATCTCGGCCAGCTTCTTATCAAGACGATCAGCCTCGGCAGTAGCCTGACGAAACTCATTGCTGGCTACGTCAACGCTATTGGCAATCTCACGCCATGCACTTGAATACCCTTTCAGGTTGTTAATGCTTTGCGTTGATGTATTTTGTATCTTCTTCAGTTCTGCAGATACTTCCTTGAAGTTGACATTCGCCGCTGCAGTCTGCTGCGCAACGCCTTTCAGGCTGCTCTGAAGCCTGGTGAGCTGCTCGTCACCTTGCTGCTTGATCCTGACTAGCAGTTCCGTGACTTGGCTCATTTGCTTTTCTTGTTCAGGACGGACAAGGCGGCCATTTCCATCACCTGCACGCCCTCAAACATGGCGACAGGGTCCTTGACTGAATACAGCTTACAGAGCCATTCCAAACTCGGGTAGTTCAGCCCTGTCAATCCCGCCATACTCGTGTGCCACTGCGTTGACATCCTTGTGAACATCAACACGATCTCCCAGTTTTCCTTCCACACCTCACAGTGCTGCTCAACCGCTTCAAGCTTGGCCGCAGCAACCTGCTCTGCCGTTGCCCCTAGCGCCAGCAGGTCAGCTTCACGTTCATCGACAACGCCACCTTTCGCCCAGTACTCAGCGGCGCTTTTTAGTTTTTTGCCGGCGCTCCAGTCACGCTATCGGCATAAGCCTGGATTAGAGCCTTGATGACATACGGGTCATCGCACAGCTCTTTCTTGTTCTTCTGCGTAAACGGGATCTCCTTTCCCTCTTCATCCTTGATCCCGTCCCAACCTTCGAGGATCCCATCGATCAAGGCATCATCGCCCTTATCGACAAGATCGTTGAAGGCAGAACGACTCATCTTCTTGAAGACTGCATCAAACGTTTGTTTGTCAAACTTGCCGCCGTCAACAGGTGTTTCCACCGTGACAGGCCACTTGTACGACGCAGTCTTCTTGAGGACGAATGCCATGACAGGGATCAGGTGAAGACCAGCGACATCTCGTTGTTGCCAGCCGTGGTAGGCAGAGCCAGGTACGGCATGGACAGCGCAATGACGCCGTTAGTATCAGCGTAGCTGCAACCGGTGATATCGGTCTGGGCTGCGTTGACGGTCACGATGTTGCCGCCAGTGGCGCCCAGGACCAGGCTGGTGCTGCCAGTAGCAACTGCAACGGCCTTGGCGAAGAAGTCGGTCGTACCGATCGCAGGAGCCTCGAGCACGGCCGTACCACCAGGGGCGCGGTTGGTGATCAGCACTTCCTTGTTGGAAGCGGTCTCCTTGTACAGCAGCTCGTTGTTCAGGGCAAGATCGAAAGACTCGATGCGTGAGCTGGTCACACCGTGGAAGGTGGCAGTGGTCACGTTGGTGTCGTTGACCTCCAGAGCAGCAGCCTGGTTGGCAACAGTGAACGAACCCGACAGGGCAGTGCCGTCAGGGGCGTTGTAGATGCCGATGAAGTTGAAGCTGGCCACAGCAAACTGACCAGCGGTCATGTTGAAGCTGACCGTGCCGCGAGCACCAGTGATCTTGTGCTGGGTGCCGTCGTAGAAGCAGTAGATCGTTGCCGAATCAAAGCTGCTGCTGACAGGCGCGTAGGTGACCGAGACAGAAGAGACGATGGTCTGACTCAGACCGCAAGACTTGAGCAGGGGACCGAAGGCAGGAGCTGTACCAGCAGTGCCGGAACCAGCCAGCTCAACGTCAAAGGTGACGCTCACACGCTTGTTGGCGACCAGGGTGCCGCGAGTGCTGTTACCAAGGAATCCTTGGAATGCTGCAGCCTGGACGTTGTCCGACTCAATCGGAGTCAGTTCCAGATTGGTGACCTGCACCGCGTCAGAACCGCCAACAGGGCTGGGGTCAGTCCCGTAGGTGGTTTCAATCTTCGCGATCAGAAACTTCTTCCGTGTCAGTGCCATCGTTTGTGGGAGCAGCGGGTTCTGTGATCAGTGTAAGTTTCCCAGATTTCGGGTCAAACAAATAGCTGCCGCCCACTCCGGGATTGGGAACTTCCTTTTCAATCTTAGCCATGGTGTCACGCGGTAGTTAGAGAAGTCCTGCTTGTGCGATATCGCACCAGGAAGTCTTGGCTAATGATACCCAAAGGCACATCAGCTTCATACAGGCTGAAGTCAGTTCGATCAGGCGTCAAGTCAAGCGCATAACCGTTGACAGTCTGATCTGCCATCAACTTGGCATGCACCTGCTGTGTGTACGTGTCTGAATCGTCGTCAGGGACTGCAGCACGCACAATCGTCGTGATCCGCACCCGCATCGTCCAATCCAACTTGTCGTAGAAGTTGGTGTCGATCGGCTGATCGTTGACAGGCTCGACGATGACAGCAGGCACCTCACCCCGCGCCAGAGGCTCTACACGGCTCCTGTAGACCGTTGCGCCTGTGATCGTGTCAAGATTGCTCTTGATGCGAGCCAGGATCAATTCTCGGCGGGTGTCAGCCATGATCAGGCGGAAGCGACTTGGACAACGGTGCAGATCACGCCGGGAATACTCGGGTGAGCGTAAGGACTGGTGGCTGCTGCCTCAGCGTGAATGTAGGCAGCAACGTTTGATGTTGCCCAGATCAACTCCAAGTAATCACCGGCAACAACTGGCAACACAAAATTGACGCAGCCGATCACGTTGCCGTCAACGTTGCCATGCCTTGCGATGATGCTGAATCGGCTGTCGCTGGCCGGCACGTCACCAGCGCTGCCTTCGTTGTTCTTGCGCAACCAGACGTTGATGTCGTGAATTTCGTTGTCCGTATTGCTGAACTGGATCGAGAACGTGAGGCTGTACACGCCAGCGTGATCGACCGTGATGCGGCCGTCTGAGATGATTCTCACGGCCCGACTGGCGTTGTCAGCTTGCCGCAGTTTGATTGGATAGGCCGTGTTAGCCAGCGCCGCCACTTGCGATGTGCCATCCCAGAAAGAGCCCCAATAGCCAGGACAGCCGTGATACGGCAGGCTTGACCATGGCGACCGGCCGTTGCCAATCTTTAGGTTGCTGGTGTCACTTTCAAGGCCAGGCTCGCCGGCCATCAGCACCGGGTTCAGCGTTGCCCACTGGCTGCGTGTGTTGACCTTGAAGGGGCTGCTCATGTCTTCTGCAAAGCGATCTGAACAAACTTGCCGTCATCGATCAGCATCGTCTCGCGCACGGTGTAGGCCGCGCCATCAACCGTGATCGAGCTGCCGCGGATCAAGGTGCCGAAGTTGGATGCCCGTGCCGTCAAGGTGTAGTCAGTGCTGAGCACCATGCCATCGCTCAGGATCTGGCTCGGCATGTCCAAAATCCCATTAGCAGTAACGGCGCCAGCTGTGCAGCTGACGCCGAAGTCTGCCAGGAAGATGTCCAGATCTTCCGTGATCGCCATCAGCTGTACTTTTTCGAGCCGAGAGCAACCACCGAAACAGCGCCGGTACCGGTGCCGCCGGTCACGGTGAAGAGCACGCGAACATAACGACGCAGGTCGTTGCTGTTCAGGTAAATCTTCTCCTGGAAGGCGGTGTTAGCAGCAGCAGCAGTGAAGCCGCCACCGGTCACATCGACGAAGTCACCAGCGGTGGTGGTGTTGCTGTGCTGAATCTTGGCGGTCAGGGTGACGCCAGAGCCAGCGGCAGCTGCGTCGATGATGAAGGCAACGTCGCCTTCGTAATCGACCAGGTCAACGTTGGCGGGGGTGCCAGCGCCGGTTGCCGAAACGACAGCGTTGTTATGAATAGAGAGGAGATCGGTCTTCGATCCCAGGTTGTGAATGGTCATGGTTTCGCCCTCCGTCGAGGGGATGATGGTTTGCGGGGCGGCTGAGCAATAG